ATAAGCGCACCAAGTATTCTCAACGCTGCATCGGGAGACCTTCTCAGCTGCGAGATGTCCGTATCAATCCTAACGAGTTGGAGCTAAACATGTCCGAGTGGGAACAAGAAAACGCTGACTTCCTGAAGAAAATCGGGCAAGTAAGCACACCAGCACCAAAGCCAGCACCTACAAAGAAAGACGAGGAATAATCTCATGGCTGTATTTCTAAATAACAAAGTCGGTGTGAAGATTAACTCCGTTGATCTTTCAGACCATGTCACAAGTATTACTCTGAATCGCACATTTGACGAATTGGAAGTCACAGCGATGGGTGACACAGCACACAAGTTCGTTAAGGGCTTGGAAGCATCATCTGTAACAATCGACTTCCTAAATGACACAGCATCAGCAAATGTATTGGCAACACTACAAGCTGCATGGGGTACAACAGTCACATGTGTATTCCTACAGGAAAAGGGCACAGCAGTTTCTGCGACTAACCCTCTATACACTGTCTCACTTCTAGTGAACAACACAACAGACATCAATGGTGCTGTTGGCGATATGTCCACACAGTCGATCACATTTACTGCTAACTCAACAGTTGCAGTAGCCAGCACAGGCACATTCTAAACAAACTATAAAGGGGCAAACTCATGGCAAAACTAAAGATAGTTCGTACAGATGGAAGCGTATTGGAAGGCGAGATCACTCCAGCAGTGGAGTACTCATTCGAGCAATACGCTAAAAAGGGCTTCCATAAGGCGTTCCGCGATGAAGAAAAGCAAAGCGATGTCTATTGGTTAGCATGGGAAGTAACACGCAGAGCAGGTGAATCTGTTAAGCCTTTCGGGATTGAGTTTATCGAAGGATTAAAATCCGTCGAAGTTTTGGACTCAGACCCTTTAGCTTAAAGCGCGATCTTCCATTCACCTATCTAATTGCTAGGCTAAGCATTAGATTGGGAATCGCGCCACAGCAGTTGTTGGATCTAGATAAGACCATGCTCGATGCATTAGTGCAAGGGCTCAAGGATGAAGCGAAAGAGGTGAGCGATGCCAGCAAGCGTAAAGGGCGCGGTCGCTCTTAGAAAGTCTCTACGCCAATTCAGTCCTGACCTTGCTAAGGCTTTGCCTAAAGAAGTTGCTCAAGCTCTTAAGCCAATTACTAAAGCTGCTAAAGGCTATCTGCCAGATGATGATCAAGTCTTAAGCGGATGGTTAGCCCGAGAAGGTTCAGAGGCTCGCTTCCCAAGTTATAATGCTCGAATAGTAAAGTCCGGCATTGGTTATAAGACAACACCCTCCAAGCCTAATCGTAGAGGATTTAGATCTCTTGCTCGCGTATTCAATAAGAGTGCTGCTGGAGCAATCTATGAGACTATGGGTCGAAAGACTCCAACAAGTCGCTTTGTACAGAATCAGAATAGTAAGTATGGCGCACAGATGAAGGGCGATCAGAAGATGGAAGGTCGCGCTTTATTCCGTGCCTATGAAGAAAACAATGGCAAGGCTAGAGATGCAGTACTTAAGGCTATTCAAGGCGCAGCTAACAAACTAAACGCAAGAGCAAAGGTGTAAATCATGGCTAATGTAATGATTGATATTGCAGCGGAGTTCGTTGGCAACAAAGCCTTTAAGCAAGCAGATACTGCTACAGATAAACTCACTAAGAATGTTAAGAAACTCGCTGGGGCTTTTGGTCTGGCTTTTGGTACTACTCAAGTTCTTGCTTATGGCAAGGCTGCCGTCAAAGCAGCAGCAGAAGATCAGAAAGCACAGCAACAGTTAGCCTTAGCTCTTAAGAATGTTGGACTTGGTCGAGATGCTGCTGCATCAGAAGAATATATCCAAAGATTACAAACAGAGTTCGGCATAGTCGATGATCTTCTTCGTCCTGCTTATCAGACTCTAGCTGTAGCCACAGGCGACACAGCAGAATCTCAAAGACTTCTTAACCTTTCTCTAGACATTTCTGCTTCAACTGGCAAGGATCTTTCTAGCGTAACAGCAGCATTGAGTCGTGCATATCTAGGCAACAATGCCGCTCTTTCTCGACTTGGTGTAGGTATTTCAAAGGCAGATCTTAAGGCTAAATCTTTTGAAGATATAACAAACCAGTTACAAAGCACATTCGCAGGATCTGCCACTGCTGCTGCTAATACCTTTCAGGGTTCAATCGACAAGCTCGGAGTGGCTTCTGCCAATGCCAGCGAGATTATTGGAACTGGCTTAATCGATGCACTTACTAAACTGGGTGAAGATACGAGCGTTGCTAATCTAGCCACAAACATGGAAAAGACTGCTCTTTATATTGCAGATGTAATCCGTGGCATTGGAGTCTTAGCGGGTAAGTTAAAAGATCTTCCTATCATTGGCAGCATCAATGTTGGAATGATTCCTATTCTTGGTACTTATCTGACAGTATTGCGTGAGGCTGGAAAGCAAGCACCAATCCAGAAGGCTTCCGATAATGCGCACCTCAAGTCTTTACAAAATCAGTTTACAATTACTAAGAAAACTACTGCTCAAGCAAAGATTCTTACAAAAGAAACTGCCTCACAATTAAAGGCTAAGCGACTACAGCAAGCCATTGACAAGGCTAATCTTGCTCTTAGCAAGGGTGAAGAAATCTTTGACATGGACAAGATCCAGATTGCAGCAGCTTTGACTAATCAAGCTGAGCAATTAGGCAAGGCAACAAACCAAGCCCAGATTCTTCAGATTGCTAATGACACTGCTCGTCTCAATGTTAAGCGTTCAATCCTTGCTTTGGAAGATGCTATTGCTGCTAAGGATGAAGCAGCCATCATTGCTGCAACCAATAAACTCAATGCAGACCTTAAAGTTCTTGGAGCATTGAGTATGCAGAATCTCAAGCTTGTAGATATTAAATCAATTTTAGATAGTCTCAAGCCTGTTGATCTAATCAATCAAAGCAACCTAGACAAGGCTTTGGCTAGTATTCAAGAAATGCTGAGACTGCTGGCTCAAGCCAATACCCAGGCTAAAGCAACATTACCGACAAGCGCATCTTTAGGCTCTGGCATTCCCGCGGGAGATTACATTGCTCCCATCTCAACAGCAGGTGGATCTATCGGTGCGATTCTGGAATACGCAGAAGCAGCATCAGCCCGAGCTAATGCATTTGCAGACTTGCTCGACATGGAGAACGCATCGGCTGCTAGTTCAATGGCTTCATCCATCGATTTAGAAAGCATTGCTCGATCATCGTTGTTGCAAGGTCTTGCAGGTGGCGCAGGAGTATCTGGTGCAGTAAGTGGATCACGCTATGCAGCACAAGCTGCTAATTCTTATAACATTACAATTCAGGCTGGTATCGGTGATCCAGAGGCTATTGCCAGAGCCGTTGAAGATGTAGTCCGTCAGTCTTACCAGCGAGGCACTAGCTCCACAGGACTTCTTGCAGTATGACATGGCTTCCAGAGTGGCGCATAACAGTCGGCACGACTGTTTATACCAATGTAACTGGCGTTAATCTCACTACAGGGCGCATCGACATCGATCGCCAATGTCAAGCAGGTTATGCTCGCATGGACATCATTAACTCAACCAATGCACTCTTTGATATCGATGTTACAGATTCTTTGACTTTAGAGCTTAAAGATAGCGGTGGCACTTATGTGCCTGTATTTGGTGGCACAGTTTCAGACTTTTCAACTTCAGTTAGAAGCCCAGAGGAATCAGGCTTTGTAACTCTTGGGTCAATCCTTGCAGTCGGTGCTTTGGCTAAACTACCTAAAGCCATCTACACAGATTCTGTGGCACACAATCTAGATGGTGAGCAGATTGCTATTATCTTAGAGGAACTGCTAGTCAATGAGTGGATAGAAGTAGCCCCCGCGCTTCAATGGGTCGATTACGATCCGACTACTACATGGGCTAATGCTGAGAATGTGGGATTGGGTGAGATCGATACTGGTCTGTATCAGATGGATAACCTCAGTGCAGCAGATCGCAACACTCAGACTTTAGTCCAGCAGATAGCAGACAGCGCACTCGGAACGCTTTACGAGGACAAGCAGGGTCGCATCTCATATGCAGATGCGGATCATAGAAGCAACTATTTAGCAGCTAATGGCTCAACCCAGTTAGATGGCAATTACGCTTCCCCTGCCAGCGTGAAGTCAATCTTACAGATTGGCAAGATTCGCAATAGCGAGATCGTGCGCTATGGCAACGATTACGGCAGTACATACTCAGCCACAGACGATGCTTCTATTATTACCTATGGTCGCTATCAAAGAACATTCGATTCCAATATCCGCTTTTTGGCAGATATCGAGGACATCATCGAGCGCGATCTAGCCCTGCGCTCAGTGCCTAGAACACAGCTTGATCAGATTACTTTTAGACTCGACAATCCTCTTATGCCTAATGCCCTTAGAGATGACCTTATAAACCTTTTCTTTGGTGAGCCAGTGGTTATCACTAACCTGCCCTTTAACATGTTCGAGGGGTACTTCTCAGGCTTTGTAGAGGGCATCTCTATGAGAGCGACACCAACATTTGTCGATGCGACTATCTATGTCTCACCTACAGACTTCTCACTTATAGCCCCGACATGGGCAACAGTAATTCCAACTAACACCATCTGGAGTGGCGTAAATGGTACACTACAGTGGTCTAAAGCGATCGGAGCTCTAACCTAATGGCAACAACAACTCCTAATTTTGGTTGGGCAGTACCAACCAGTACTGACCTAGTCAAGGATGGCGCAGTAGCCATTGAGACTTTAGGCGATTCTATCGATGCTTCTCTGGTCGATCTTAAGGGTGGCACTACAGGTCAAGTGCTTGCTAAGGCATCTAACACAGACATGGATTTTTCATGGGTTGCGCAGGATGACAGCAATGCAATCCAGAACGCTATTGTCGATGCTAAGGGCGATCTAATCGCAGCTACGGCTAACGACACTCCAGCGCGTTTGGCAGTCGGATCTAACTTTGCTTTCTTGCAAGCGGATTCATCAACGGCAACGGGACTTGTTTGGAATAACGCTGCTTGGATTTCTTACACACCAACAGTCACACCATCAAGCGGTTCGATAACTTCTTATTCTCTAACAACAGCAAAGTATCAAAGAATTGGCAAAACTTGCGTTGTTAAGTTTGCATTTACTATTTCAAATGCTGGAACAGGTACAGGCTTGTCAATTGACCTTCCTTTCACTTCAACAGCAGATGGCGTTGAAATGGCAGTTGGTTCTGGTCGTGAATACCAATCTACTGGCAACATGACACAAATCAGAGTCGATAACAGCACTCCCACAAAAGCATCAATTGGTATTTACAACAATACACAACCTTGTGTGACAGGTTATCGTCACTCAGGCACAATCGTTTATGAGGTGGCATAATGGCAAAGTTTGTTTCAGCACTTGGAAATGATGATCTGATTGATGATGATTCATTTATCGCGCGACTTCGTTACTGGCGAGATGGTGAATTAACACGCACAGACTGGACACAGGTAGCAGATGCGCCTGTCGATCAATCTGCATGGGCTATTTATCGTCAAGCACTTCGTGATCTTCCAGCAAGCAACAAAGACCCACGAGCGATTGAGTTGCCTGTTGCTCCATGAAACCGAGACTAAGTAAAGCTGCATCACAGTTAAGGGAGCAGATCGATGACTCGTTCCCAGATCGTGACCGCACATCGGATGGTTGGATCGGTGATACCCGACACGCTGCTCGCAAGTCAGATCATAATCCAGATGAGCAGGGCTGGGTTCGTGCCATTGATGTGGACAAAGATCTCCACAAAAGTGGCAAGCCCGACATCATGGGAGATCTTGCTGATCAGCTTCGCACCTTGTCCAAGTCAAAAGCAGACAAGCGTATTGCTTACATTATTTACGATGGACGAATCTGTTCCCACATCCTTAACTGGAAGTGGCGCAATTACACAGGGGCTAACAAACACACTAAGCACATGCATGTTAGCTTTAAGAAAGAGGCTGACAATGATGGTGCTTTTTTTCAAGTACCTATGTTAGGAGCATCTAATGAATGAACTAAAGACAGCAGCAGGATCTTGGGCTAGAGCCTTCTTAGTAGCAGCAATCTCAATGTATGCAGCGGGAGTCACAGACCCTAACGCACTCATTGCAGCTGGCATTGCTTCTATCCTTCCACCGGTGCTTCGTTACCTTTCACCTAATGATCCTTCTATGGGCATCAAGAAGTGACACAGTCCGACTTCTTCACGCTTTACCTTGCCACCATTGCAGCTCTCGGTGGCTTGTCTGGCTATGTAATTACACACCTGTTGTCTGAGATCAAAAGACTCAACACGCGAGTCGATGAGATCTATAACATATTGCTTGACAGGTAGCATTGTGCTATGGCAAGAAAAGCAACTAAGGCGTTAGAGGAACAAGGTTACTCAAAGCTCGATGCTTACTGCATTGGACTTTATGAGTACTTCTGTTCATTAAAGCGAGCAGGTTTCGCAGAGGACATTGCCATGTTCATGATCACAGAACCGCAAGCCTATCCTCACTGGATTCTGCCTGATCCCATTGACCCTGAGAAGTTCGGGGATTACGAAGATGAGGATGATGACTAAACGCAGATACCTGGTGATTTCGGATCTTCAGATTCCATTTCATCATGAGCAAGCAGTGAAGAATCTAATCAAGTTAGTAAAGCGCGAGAAGTTCGATTTAGTCCTTAACACAGGCGATGAGCTTGACATGCAGTCTCAGTCCAAGTGGGCTAAAGGCACACATCTGGAATATGAAGGGCAGCTAGATTATGATCGAAGTCTCGCTCAGAACATCCTTTGGGATCTCGGCACTACCGACATCACTCGATCCAACCACACCGATCGTCTATACCACACTCTCGTTAGAGGAGCTCCTAGCCTCATCGGACTTCCAGAACTCGAGTACTCCCGCTTTATGGGTTTCAATGACTTGGGGATTCGTTTTCATAAAAAGCCATTCGAGTTCCATAAGGGCTGGGTCTTAGTGCATGGCGATGAGGGATCGATGAATAGCAATGCAGGACTAACAGCTCTTGGATTGGCTAAAAAGTTTGGCAAGTCTGTAGTCTGTGGACACACTCACAGGGCTGGCATCAGTGCCTATACAGAAGGCTTAGGAAGCCAATACAGGACTCTTTGGGGCTTAGAGGCAGGAAATGTTATGGACAAGAAGAAAGCCTCTTATCTTAAGGCTGGCAGTGCTAATTGGCAGATGTGTGT